GTTGGGAACCAGAAAAGTGGATGCATTACGCTGAAAACATGGGATACTTAATTGTAGATTCATTTAAAGAAGGACGTAAAGGATCGGCAACTGGTAAATTAGCTGGATCGTTTAATACCACAAACAGAGTAATAAATCCTGACCTTGGTAATTATATTCAACAGCATATTATGATGCTTGAGTATATTGAAAAACAAATTGGTATTATTTCTGGTATAAATGATCAACGCCTTGGAGAAATCAAATCATCAGAGACCGTAGGAGGTGTAGAGAGAGCCGTGACGCAATCTTCACATATTACTGAACGATTATTCAAATTACATGATAACACAAAGCTACGCTTCTTAGAAACGCTTTTAGAGTTTGCTAAAGTAGCATTTAAAGACGACCAAGTCGTATTACAAAATGTGTTAGACGACATGACAAGCGAGATTATCAGAGTAGACGGAAATATGCTTAATGAAGCTGAGTATGCAGTATTTATTTCTGATAGTAGGTCTGATATGGAACTTAAACAAGCACTTAAACAGCTTGGTTCAATGATGGTACAGTCAGGAAAATCAAATATCTCAACTCTGATTGACATATACACATCTCCTAGCATGTCATCAATGAGGGCTAAGATCGAGAAAGCTGAACAAGATGCGATGCAGCAAGAACAAGAAATGCAGCAACAGCAAATTAAAGCACAGCAAGAACAAACTCAAATGGCAGCACAACTTGAACAAGCTAAAATGCAGCTTGAAGAAAAGATTGCTGTTATGGATAATCAAACTAAAATAGCTGTAGCAGAGATTAATAATGCTATGGATGAAAATAGTATGGATGGAGCAAAGTTAACTTTAGATGCTCAGAAACTTGAATTAGACGCAATGAAAGCTGAACTTGATAACAAACTTAAAGAACAACAATTAAAATTACAAGAAGACGAGAAGAAAAAGAAACTTGAATTGGAAAAAGCAAAATTAAAAGAAACGGAAAGATCTAATAAAGCAAAAGAACAAATTGCTAGATCTAAGCCAAAACTAACAACTTCTAAATAATGAGAATTAAAAACACAAAATGGGACCTGTATTCAATGACACAAGAATTTATCGAAAGAAAATACTTACTCAATATGGGTTCCGGAAAACTATCAAGAACATATAATCTTGATAGAGAGATTGTTAAAGAAGCTCGTAAAAGAGCAAGAGGGCTTATTAAAGCCGAGACAAAAAGCAAGTTTCCAAAGATTCTTGTATTTGATATTGAAACTAGCCCGTTAGAGGCATATGTATGGCAAAAGCAAGTATGGAAGGCAAGCGTAAGTGATGACCATCTCATATCTAATTGGTTTATGATTTCATGGTCAGCTAAATGGTTATTTGATGATAACGTTCAGGGAGCGGTATTAGCGCCAGAGGAAATTTTAGCAGAAAATGATAAATCAATTGTAGAGGAATTATGGGCATTATTTGATGATGCTGATATTATTATCGCTCATAATGGAGGAAACTTTGATGTTCCTAATATGAATACAAGATTTATTGTAAACGATTTACCTCCACCATCTTCATATCAAATGATTGATACGCTTAAAGTTGCAAGAAAAGAATTTGGTTTTACACATAATACATTAAATGCTTTAGCAAGAACATTTGGTATTAATGAGAAAATTGAAACTAGTTTTTCTTTATGGAAAGATTGTAAAGCTGGAAATCCTATAGCGTTGAATAAAATGCTTAAATATAATAAAAGAGATGTAGAAATACTTGAAATGATTTATTTAAAATTGCGCCCATGGATTAAATCACATCCAAATGTAGGATTATTTTTAGAAGAGGATGCGCATGTGTGTCCAAGTTGTGGGGGAGAGGTTAAGAATAATGGTAAATACTATTATACAATGACTGGTAAATATCAAACATACGAATGTACTAAATGCGGTGCGATTTCAAGAGGAAGAAAAAGTATTTATACGAAAGAGAAGCGAAATTCTCTATTGGCAAGTGTGGCCAGATAATAAATGTAATATACGAAAAATAATAATTAACACGCGTAGAAAAGATGTATTTATAAACTATCTTTGTAAAAATGAACAGTTTTTCTACGCTTTCATAACAATTAAATAAATATTATGGCAAAGAATGAATTAGGGGTTGGGCTTAATGATGCTTTCAGTGGAGATGTATTAATTGATACAGATACTGGAAAAATAATTAAAAACGATTCTGATATTATGAGCGATCAAAAGGACGAAGATGAAAATGATCATCCTGCGAAGAAAAAGGACACGGATGGAATGATTGAGATTCCAGATGTAACTGAAAATGAAGGCGAAACTGAAGAAACAGATAATTCAAGTGATGGAGAGGGTAACCTTGACGACGATGAAAACTCTTCTTCTTTGCCTTATTTTAAAGTCCTTGTTAATGCTCTTCATGAAAAGGGAATCCTTTCCGAGCTTGATCAAGAAACTATCGATAATATGGATGATGATGAATCAGATAAATTATTTGAATTAATCAAACATGAAATCGAGAAAAATACTGAGGAAAAATTAAACGAAAAACTTAAAGATTTACCTTCTGATATTAAGAAAATGATTGGAGAAGGTGGGGTTAAAGCCTCCGCCGCTAACGAATTAATTAAAATTAGAGAAGTTAGAGCCAGTCTTTCAAATATTAAAGAAGAAGATATAGAAGATAATGTTGATATTCAACGTAATCTTGTAGCTGAATCATTAAGGAATCGTGGATATTCCGAAGATAGAATTAAAAAACGTATTTCTCAATTTGAAAACTTGGGCGATTTAGAAGAAGAAGCTAAAGATTCTTTAAAAGAGATTTTAAGCACTTTAGAAGCTGAAGAAGCCAAAGTAGTAGATGAGGCAGATAAACTCATTAAAGAAGCTGAGAAAGAACGAGAGGATAGCTTAAAGAACCTCAAAAAGGAAGTATTTGATTCCGATCATATTATTGAAGGAATGAAATTAACTGAAAAAGAAAAGCAAAGGATATATGATTCAATGACAAAAGTCGTTGAGAAAGATTCCGCTGGAAATCCATTAAATGCAGTTATGGTTACTAGATCTAAAAATCCTTTGGCTTTTGAAAAAGCCCTTCATTATTATCACGCACTTGGTTTGTTTGATTTTGATGACGAAGGAAATTTCAAACCAGATCTTTCTAAGATTAAATTAACAGCTAAGAAATCTGCTGTTGACGAACTTAGCAAAGCTTTAAAAACACCCCAGCGGAACCAAACAGGGAGACCTGCGAGGGAAAATAAGATGGACAGAGCTAAATTAAAAGAACAAATCGAAAGAATGAAAAAAGCACTTCCATTGTAACACTTTTTAACTTAAAAATATGTTAATTAGCCCATTACAAAAGTACGAACCTAAAGATTTTGGAGGTCTCGTAACTGATAATCACCTGGGAGCCCTCTTTGCTCAAGAGCCCCAGTACGTAAGTAAAGTGATTGAGCAATTATTCAGAGTGAACCTTGGCGGAGATGATATTGTATCTTTTCTTGATCAGTTCCCTGTTGAATATATTGATGATGATAGACCGTTTAAATGGATGCTTCAGGGATCAGATGAAAAGAATGTTCCGCTTATTGATGCATGGGAATCATTAGACGAGCAAACTGTTCAAGGAGATGCAGGCTTAGGATTTAGTACATTTATGCTTGTCTTTAGTGAACGTGCATTTGAAGCTACTGATGTTATTGTAGGGGAATCACCTGACTTGTATAAACTACGTGTCATGACTGATCCTGCACCAATTGATGGTAACTTTGCATATACAGTACAATTAGTTACTGGTAATGAAAATCTTTTCGTTCCTACTGATGAGATTGCTCCTGGTACATTATGGAGTAAAGAATACTCATTAGTTGAACAGACTCTATCTAAACGTGGTGGCGGAGTTACACATACTTCACCATTTATGATGGAAAATACTCTATCAATGATTCGTAAACAGTATGAAGTACCTGGCAATATGATCCGTAAAGGACTTAATAAGCCTCTTGCTTTCTCGTTTGTTGATCAAAACGGTACAGTACAAACTCAGTGGATTAAGAAACTTGATTGGGACTTCCTGGTACAGTTTAGACGTGAACGCGCACGACTTGCATTATATGGTAACAGTAACCGTAAAGCTGATGGTTCTTATGGAAACGTTGGTGAATCTGGATACGAAATCAGAGCAGGTCACGGATTGTACGAACAGATTGCTCCTTCCAACATCTTCTACTATGTCAATTTTGATATTGACTGGTTGACAGAGTTGGCAATTGGATTGTCTGTTGGTAAACTTCCTGAAGACTCAAGACGTTTTGTATTATCTACTGGAGAATATGGAATGTTCCAATTCCATAAAGCTGCTGAAGAAAAAGCTTCCACATGGTCGCCTAACTTTAGTCAAGATCGTATCAGTATTTCAGGTAACAAGCTTTCATATCGTGGTCAGTTCTTAGAATGGCGTACCGTTAATGGTATCTCATTTGAATTAATGCATGACCCAATGAAAGATAGTCCTGTTCGTAATAAAGTTTATCATCCAGAAGGCGGACTGGTAAGCTCACGTGAATATGATTTACTTGATTTTGGTACAGCGGGTGGTGATTCAAATATCGTTAAAGTACAGCTTACTGATGAAGAAGAAGTATTTAAGTATATTCCTGGTATGCGTGATCCTTATTCACCATACAACAACCTCACCTCTCCTGGTTTAGCTGCCAGCTCGGTAGATGGTTATGAAGTACTTAAGATGTACATCGGTGGCGTTCGTATTAAGAACCCAATGAGATGTGCTCGTATCTTACCTGCGGTTATCAAGTAAGATAAACAACTATTATAAAGGTGTGGCACGCCTCTCGTAGAAGCCCCAGGGCTGCACCTTTTTTTAACAAAGCAAAGAAGAAGAAAATGAGTAGATCACAATTTTTAGAAAATAGAAAAGTCATTCTTAAGCCTATTGTAAAACCAGGCGGAATGAACCCAACAGGGCATGATGGGGAATTTATGTATACGGGGACACAAATACAATTTGTTTTACCTTATAATGTAAGGAAGGGTAGATTAGAAAGTATTCTTTCTCCGGAAGTACAGGAGTTTTTTGAGAAAGAACTAGATACAGACCTTAATATACATAAAAAAACAGATAACTTTTGGTTTAATTTTAGAATTAATATTCGTAAGGACGATAAATTAATGCAAAACGGATTAGTTTTAGATCTTAGCGATCCAATAGATAACTTAAGATATAAACTTCTTAAGATTCAACCAGCAGTAGCTGCTTCATGGAGTGATCGTTTTAAACGAGGTGAATACAGATTCGCACTTGTAGATGAAAATGAATTAGATGAAGGCAGGGCTAAAATTGCTGACAGAAAGAAAGAGGCATATATGTTCTTAGGTAAAGTAGAGGGTTCTAAAAAGAAAATGGTAGATTTCTTACGTGTGTATGGTAAACATCCACAGAAAGACGCTACATTGGAATTTCTTAAAGGAGAAATCGATAAGATTATTGAAGAACCTAAAGAATTAGATCAGATGCTTAAAGTTATTAAAGACCCTGATTATGAAATGAAATTATTTTTAGAAGATGCTGTTGATGCGGGAGCAATTACGAAAAAATCCAGAAAGTATTATTTACCAGGTGGAGATTTAATTAATCCAGCAGAACCAGGTCTTAAAGGAACGGTTTCAATGCTAAATAAATATAAGAAAGAGGCTGATGATATTTTCTTAAAACTAGAGGCACAAGTTAGAAATAGTAAATAAATTTATATAAATGACAGCGGTAGAAATGAGAGATGCTTTTCTGTTGGCGTATGATTTAAATAGTAGCGCCGCAGTTAGCTTTACAGATGAAGAAATATATGAAATGCTTTCTAAGGCTCAAATAGACGTCGTAGAAGAAGTTTTTACTAAATATGGTGCATTACCATTAACCGGATTAACAACGATAGCAGAGGCGCTAATTAAGCGTTTTTCTGAGGATAATAATTGCGAGCACTTGGTTGATATGAAAGGAATATATAATGATGTATTATTTTATTTAAGTTTTTATACAACAGTATCAAGATCGAAATTTCCAGCGATTCCAATATTACATCCAGAGCAAGTTGCTGTAGAAAGAATTGAGCCATCGTTAGCATATAAATATAAATGTTCTTCTTTTAATGAAACAGTATTTATGTATCCAAAATTAGTAATTACTGAAGAAGGAATGGCATCAATATCTGCTGATCCGGCAGTTATGTATTCGGCAAGATTATATGTAGATGCATATACAGTTATTGCAGAAGATGGTAAAGATCCTTTACAAGGAAAATTAATAATTGAATATATTAGAAAGCCTGCTGACATTTATTATATAAATAATACACAATTTCAAGATCCGGAAATAGATCTTGTATGGCACGAAAAAGTTGTTGATAAGGCTATATATAATGCTACAGTTATTACAAGCGATTCAAGAGTGCAAGAAGAAAAAACAATAAATATAAGTAG